AATGTTGAAAATTGGAAATCAATATCATCAAAAAACCCTGCAATACAATCATTAGCACCATTAGTTCTTGCTGAAATAGTTGAACTTGTTGAAAACACAGATGACCCATATATGATAGCAACTGGTGCTGCAGGTGCTATGTTTGGAATAAATGTAAATTCATACAGAAACAAGGAAGATACAGCATTAAATGTTTACAATAAGAGATTTGTTGAGTTAGAACCGTTTGAACAAAGAGTTACAAATTTACATTATTATGCAGAAGATACAACAAGAGAGGTTCCTCCAAGTTATGAATCTTTAAGTAGTATGCAAACAAAAATAAATGCAATTTATGACACTTACAAAAATAATAGTGACAGAATTAGAGCATACTATGATGCAAAAGCAGAGTCATCTAAAGAAAGAAGAGCAACTGCTGAACAAGAAGGTTTTGATTATGACGACCCTTTTTACAAAAATCAAATAAGGTTTTCAGGTTCTGATAGAGAAAGAGCAGCACTAGAAGCCTATTACGCATTGATGGAGCAATACACCACAGAAGACGAATTGTTTTTGTATGATGATTTTAACAAAGCAAGAGATAGATTCTTAAAAGAATTAACAGTACCAGAAAGAGCATACATATCACGAAATACTAATTATCATGCTGAAACAATACCTCAAGAATTATTTAGAATATTACCTAGAAATGAAAAAAGAAAACTATTAGATTCAATCAATGAACGTGCAAAATTAGACAGATTAACCTTGCAACCAATTGACCAACAAATAAAAGATAGTTTTGAATCTCTGGCAGATAAGATTGAAAGCCAAGAAGATTAGATATACAATGTAACCAAAATTAAATATTTTAGGAGTTGTAATGGTAACAGACAAACAACCTGAGAATTCAACATCTCCTGACTCGCAGCCAGAAATTTCTGAGCCTGCTGAAACTACTTCAGGCATTGTAGACAATACTGACCCTGCTGTGAACGAACAACTACAGCAACAAGGATTGATACAAAATGGAGCAGAGCAAGCAGAACCTACAGGAACTTCAGAGCCCGAATCAGTCGGTGCAGAACTACCTCAAAGCGTTGAGCCAACAACGAGTGTTGAAGACTCTCGTTCTTATTCGCAAGATGAATGGAGGAAAGCACAATCATCTTACGATAAACAAATAGCAGACTTGCAAAAGTCCCAACAGGAATTGCAGGCACAATTGCAACTGAGTCAATCAGAAGCAACGATAGAAGCTAAGAGAAGAGAACTTCAACAGCAGTATGAGATGCAAGGATATGCTCCTGAGCAGGCACAACAACTTTCTACGCAAGCTGCATCACAAGAGAGGCAAATGCTTCAGATACAGCAGGAGAAAGAAAGACTGCTTGCAGAACAGCAGCAATTATCTCAATCATCAGAACATACTGCAAAGGTAGCAACGGCAAGGCAATTGCTTTTGGAAAAGGGCATTAAGCCCGAACAGAAAGTAGGCAAGAGCACAGCTTATGATGTGTTAATGTCAACTGTCGACCCAACTGCAATGCAGTCAATGGCTGAAAGTATCGCTGACTTAACAGTCCAGCAGCAACGTGTACTTGATGCACAGCAGAGCAAGGTACCGAGTACGGGACCTTCGCAGGAACTTCAGTCAGGACAGCCTTCGCCTGCAGCACCATTAAATGAGAAAACTTTAATGGAACGCTACTTAGCAGGTGACAATGACCCGAAGGTTATTGAATATGCAAGAAGAGTAGCTTCCGGTGACATATAGGAGATAAACGAATATGGCAACCACAGCAACTACTGGGAATTTAGAAAATGCCCAGAACATAATAATTACTGCTGCTAGGTTTACTGAAGAGCACAATGCTCCTGCTATGGCTTTGATTGAGCAAATGAATTTGCCAAAAGGGGCTAAACAGGTAACTGTGCCAAAAGTAGGTCAAATGACTATTTCTGATTTAACTGACGGATTCGACATTGTTGATGAAGAAGAAATCGGAATGACAACTGTAGACCTTACTGCTTCAGAAGTCGGAGCAAAAGTAATTCTTACAGACAAACTAATCAGGCAATCTGCAAACAACATTTTTTCAATTGTAGGTAGACAGCTTGGTGATGCAATGGCAAGAAAAAAGGACACTGATGTCCACGCATTGTACTCAGGATTAAACGGTGGTACTACTTTTGGTGCTGCTGGTGCAACAATGAGTCTTGCAAACATAGCAGGTGCAATCGCAAATGCTAAAGGACAAAAGTTTGGTTCGCAGATTTACATCTTGCAACACCCTTTTGCAACCTTTGACATTGCTAACACAGCAGTAACAGCAACAGGTGCAGCAGCCGGTATTCCGGATGGATTTGCAACTGACTTGTTAAATAACTTCTTCTCAAACATTAGACCACTTAACGGTGTTCCAATCTTTGAAGATGGTAACTTGTCAGTTGACTCATCTGATGATGCAGTTGGAGTTATTGCAGACAAATCAGCACTAGGTGTACTTAAATCAGTAGACACTAGAACTGAAAGACAAAGAGATGCTTCAATGAGAGCAACTGAAATTATAATTACAGCAGACTACGGTGTGTTTGAAATTGATGATTCAAAGGGTGCACCTTTGACATTTGATGCTTCAGCCCCTGCATCTGGTGCGTAAACATTAGGAGAATAGATGGATACTAGAGAACGTGCACAAAAGAGACAAGAGTTAGTAGCTTCGGGCTATGCTTGGGACATGATTGATAACTGGCAAGCTAAAACAGATTTGTTCTGGCACATCGATAAAAAGAGTGTTAGTGGAGAAGTAGGTTTTAAAAAAGGCACAGTGATTAAGAATGTACCGGGGACACCTGATTACTTACTTAAGATGGCTCGTAAAGGGGCGTACTCTTATCCACCGACTACTAATTGTGAATGCAATCATTGTAGTTACGAAAGAAAAAAAGAAGAGACAGAGAATGTAAACATTGACCGAGTTCCTGTCTCTTCTTCTAAAAAACAAATATCGGTTGGTGACGGGGTGTATAAGAAACCCGAGGAAAATAAGGAGGCGATATAATGTCATTTCCAAATACTATAGCCGGTAAATACGGCTGGGAGAAAGATGAGACAACAGACCAAAGACATCCTTTGGGAACTACTATGACTTTTGTTGATGGTAGAAGATACAAGTATGTTGAAGCTGGTGGCTCAAACATTGAAGAAGGTTTATTGGTAGCTTCAGAAGCAGTAGTGGGAAACCACGATGAAGACCTTGTAGTTGCTACAGGTGCTTCAGCAGGTGGAACTACAGTTGAAGTTACACTTGGTGGAACTGCAGCAGCAGAAAACCTTTACAAAGAAGGATATATATTCTTCAACCTAGAAAGCCCATCAAACGCTTACTTTTACAAAATTAAATCTCACCCAGAGATTGCATCTTCAGGCAGTGGTGTAATAACAATTGACGAAGAAGATGGTTTTGAAGAAGCAATTGTTGCTGGAACAGACAAAGCAGGTCTAATTAAGAGTCCTTACAAGGACATCGTAGTTGCTCCTGCAGCAGTTGCAGGAAGATTTGTTGGTGTCACAGTCAGAGATTTGACTGCAGGCAGTTACGGATGGGTACAGACAGCAGGAATGTCAGTTGCAAAAATTGACGGTACTCCTGCAGTTGGTACTTTAGTTGGTGCTAGTTCAAACCACGCAGGACAATTATTAGCAGTTGGAGCAGATACTACTCCAGCAATTGCTAGACTGCACGGTAAAGCCGGTGTCGACAATGAATACCACACTGTATTCTTAATGAACTTAGACTAAACATCTAATGGCATAAGTGGGAGGATTGTTTCCTTTCGGTTCTCCCACTTACTTAAATTATGGTTACAGATTATAACGGAAACATAGATGGACTTTGGACCCCACCGGGTTCAGTTGTAACTCGTGTCGTAGACTTAGGTGGAGACACAGGTGCAAAGGTTTATCATTTTAAAGTCAAAGACCCTGTGACCGGTAAACTCTTTGAACTAAGGGTGCTTGGAGACGACACCCACAGTAAAGCAGAGATAGAAGACTTAGCAGGTAATGCTTATGAAAAATGGCTTTTAGATATGAGAGCAAAAGAACATAAGAGAAAACCTACAGCAGAGGAAAAAAAAGAAATTGGTAAAATCATCCGTGAGATGAAAGAATATTGGAAGAAGAGGAATGAGTCTTCAACTGGTAAATTATATTTTGAAGGAGCCAAATGACATTACAACAAGTACATGATAGTTTAAATATCCATAGTTCATCCATTCCTATTTATTTGGAAACAAGTTTTACGGCTGATGACACAGACAATCATGATTTTATTTTTAGTGGGAACGGTAAATCCGTTCAAACAATTCATGTAAACAACGCAAGTAACCAGACTGCAACTATAACTTTATACGGTTGTCAGTCTGAAAGTTCAACTGTCGGTTCCACAACTGCAGTTGAGATAGGTTCGTTTACAGTAGCAGCAACAAGTGGAGGCTATGAATGTTGTAGTGACCCATTTCCGTATTACATTGTAAGGATTGCTTACAGTTCTACACCAGATGGTTCAACTACTAAATTATTTGTAAACACAGGGGTGGATTAAATGTTAGGAGTAAAAGCTGCCAGTCTTGGCAAGATGGGAACGCACTCACTTGATGGTGCTTCTCATACAGATGTAACAAGTATGTCTGAGGCTAAAGGTGATATTTTAGTCTACACAGGCAGCACTTGGGATAAATTAGCAATAGGTACGAACAATAAAATACTTATTGCAGACTCAAGCACATCAACAGGTTTAGCTTGGGCAGAAGATATTACAATTGGTGGTGACCTTACAGTATCTGGTGACACAATCACAGCAAACGTTGCAACCATTCAGGTTGAAGACAAGAACATGGAGTTGAACAAAGTTGGTTCTCCTAGTGATTCTAATGCTGATGGTGGTGGTCTAACGATAAAAGGTACCTCTGATAAAACAATTACATTTACAAACGCTACTGGTGACTTTGATTTCTCAGAAAACGTAGACATAGCCAGTGGTAAAACATTTAAAGTAGCCGGCACTACAGTTCTATCAAACAATACTTTAGGTAGTGGAGTTACATCTTCATCACTAACAGAACTTGGAACAATAACTACAGGTGTTTGGAACGGTACTGCAATAGGTTTAGCTTATGGTGGTACAGGACTTGTCGGTGCTACAGACGGTAAAATAGTTGTAGCAGATGGCTCTGGTGCTCCAGTAACAGTTCAAGCTATGACTGCTAACGATGGTACCTTTAAACACGAAGTAGGTGGTATTGAGGCAGATATCTCAGCAATAGCCAAGGGTGGATTAGTTGCTGGTTCTGGTAGTGGTTCAATGGCAATCAGAACTGTTGGAAGTAATAACCATGTACTTACTGCAGATAGCAGTGAAGCTACTGGTATGAAATGGGCAACAGCACCATCAGGTGCAGTAACTGCACTAAACAATGCTACAGCAAACGAATTAGTTACAGTTGGTTCTACAACAACAGAATTAGATGCAGAAGCTAACCTTACATTTGATGGCTCAGGAGACCTTGAGATAGGTGCTGGTTCATCTGGTGACCCAAGAATAACATTTGATATAAACAGCACAGACGAATGGACTATTGGTGTTGATGATAGTGATAGTGATAAATTTAAAATAGACACTGGTGCTACAGTTGGTGGAGCAACTAAATTTAGTTTAGATAGTTCTGGTAATGCAGTTATCGCTGGTGCTATTACTTTAGGCACAACATCTTTTGTGAACTCTGACGGAGTTCTTCAAGTAGCAGGTCAAACAAACATTACATCTTTAGGTACACTTACTGCTTTAACAGTTGATGACATTGGTTTAGATAGTAAGACAGTTACAATGACTGGCTCTTCTGGTGATACAGCAACATTAGTTGTTGCAGCAAACGGTGCATTCTCAATAAATACTAACGATGCAGCAGCAGCAGCAGCACATCTAACAGTAGATATTGACGGTGATATTGATTTAGATTCTCATTCAGGTGTTCTTAAAATATCAGCAGCAGGGACTGAAATATTAAATATATCTAATAGTTCTAGTGATGTAATTATAAAACCAGTTGTTGACGAAAAAGATATTATCTTCCAACAAAGAGATGGTACTGAAGTAGCAAGAATAGAAGATAATGGAACATTTAATATAGTAACTGACAAGTTAGCAATTAATGGAACAGCAGTTACATCAACTGCTGCAGAGTTAAACATACTTGATGGTGTAACTTCAACTGCCTCTGAATTAAATATTCTTGACGGAGTTACTTCTACTGCAACAGAACTTAATATTATGGATGGTAATGCAACTGTTGGTACTACAGCTGTAGCAGATGGAGATGGAATCGTTACTAATGATAATGGCACAATGCGACAGACTACAGTTCAAACATTTGCTACATATTTTGGTAGTGAAATAACTGCTATGACTAATTTAGTTGAAACAGGAGCATTAGATGCTGGTTCAATTACTTCTGGGTTTGGCACTATCGACACAGGTGCATCTGCTATATCAACAACAGGTGCAGTTAGAACTGGAGATATTAATTTAGGACACGCATCAGACACTACTATTGCTAGAGCAAGTGCAGGTGAAGTAACTATTGCAGGTGATGCAGTTAAAAAAGTTGGTACAGAAAATATGTGGGTTCCAGCACAAGCTATGACTCCTAGAGATAACGCAGGATGTGGTGCTTTAACTACAACAGCAGCAGCCACAAATGGCAGAGCAGATATAACTCATTTACCTTTTGATGCAAGCACACAAGAACACGCACAGTTTTCAGTAGCAATGCCAAAATCTTGGAACGAAGGAACAATAAAAGCACAATTTTATTGGACAACAACAGGTTCAGATACAGATGCTGTTATCTGGGGAATATCAGGAGTTTCTTATGCTAATGATAATCCTATGGATGTAGCCTTTGGAACTGCTGTTACAGTAACAGATAATATATTAAGTGCTGCAAAAGACATTCTTGTAACTGCTGAGACAGCAGATGTAACAATCGCAGGTAGTCCAGCAGCAGGAGAAATATGTTATTTTGAAGTTTTTAGAGATGCTGATAATGGCTCAGATACTGTGGGAGAAGATTGTTTATTAATAGGTGTAAAAATTATTTATACAACAGACACTAGCACGGATGCTTAATGGCACAGTTTGGATATCAAATATTAGGTTTTGGTAGCTTTACACCAGCAGGTGGACCGGGTGTATGGGCATTACTAGGAGATACTATTAGCAGTAATAGATATATGTGTGTGACTGCTGGTAACGCTAGTGCAGCACTTATTTCTGGTGGTGCTAATCCAAACACAAATGTTGTAGAAACTTGGAATGGTATTGCTTTTGCATCAGCAGCAGATAATTTATCAGCAGCATCAGGTGGCTCTACAGGTGGAGGCACACAAAGTAGTGCAATACACATTAGTGGAACTAGAGCAGGCACAGCATATTCAACAGCATGTGAAAAATGGGATGGAAGCACTTATGAAACTGCTGATACACTAACTAATCAAGGTGCTAACCAATTATGTGGTGCAGCAGAGGACAAAGATAATGCTTGGTCATGTGGTGGATACAATCCAAGTTATACTGGAGCAAGAGTAGCAGAACATGAAATTATGAGAAGTGGTACTTGGACTTTACAAAGCACAAATATGCTTACACCTAGATATTATTTAGCAAATAACGCCTGTGGTTCATCAGGTAATGGAGCAGCAGTTACAGGTAATTCTTCTAGTTCTAGTAGAGATACGAAAAACGAAGAATATACTTATAGTTCTGGCTCAAGTGGTTCGTGGACTACAAATGCAGCCATAACGACTGGATTAGATGAAAATCCCGGTTGTTTTGGAAAAACAAGTGCAGATGATTTAGTAGTATTTAGTGGAGAGGCTGCAGGTGGACCAGATGGTGGTACATACGAATATAGTGCAGATACATGGACTACAGGAAATAATGTACCTACAAATATAAGAAATAACTTTGGTGGTGGACCTACAGGAAATGGGTTGACAGTTGGTGGATTTATAGAAGGTGGACCGGGTTATCAAGATGATGCGTATAGTTTTACGAGGGCAATCAGCACATGAAGTATTGGGAAATAAAAAATATAAATGCTAACACATTTGTAGGCAATGAAATAAAAAGATTTGATGTAAAAAGTTATGGCAACGTTATTGTTACTAATGACAAATGGGCAACAGGTAACTGGTCTACAAGAGTAGGTGCAACTGAAAAAACAAAGGCAGAAGCACAAGCTATTTTAGATGACAGAAGAACTACAGTTATAGCAAACTGGGATAACGATGCAAGAAGTATAGACACACAACCAGAAAGAGAGATATTACCATGAATGAATTTCCAGCACTAAATAATGAAAACGCAAAGAAAATGGAAGCATTGCGTGAAGAAGTTGAAGATTCTTATTTAAAACAACAAGTGTACAGAACAGAAGCACAGATGCGTTACTCTGTTTTAAATGACAATAGTTTTCCTACAAGAGCAGGCAAGTATTGGCAATGTGTAAGAGAACAAGCAAGTATGTATGAAAACTTAGCATGGCTATCTTTTGATTATAGAAAAGACAAGATTACTTTAGAACAAACAAAAGAAATATTAGAAAACACAACAGATAAATATGAAAAACAATTCTTGCAACTAGAAATAGAAAAACTAGAATGGACATTAAGAAACCATGAAAGAGTTGGCAATGACAGAGTGAGAGAAATAGAAGCATGGTCTAAACTTAAAAAAGAACTAGATGATGGTAGCTTTGATACTCAAAATGTAGAAACAGATAAACTAGAAGATATGTATCAATCATTGTTAGCAAGAGCAGAAGTCTTAAATCCACATCATGGTCCAAGTGAAATATTGAATGTGCATGGACCACTAGATACAATAAAGAAAAATATAGATATGACTATGCTAGATGCAGAGCATATAAAGAGGAGCCTAAATGGCAGCAATACAATCAAAAAATAGAGCAGAACTAAGACAGTCAATAGGCTATCAGCTTGGTGCTTGTACTGTGGGTACTGCTACTGCAGATGGAGATACAACTACTTTTAAAGACACAGTAAATCTTTTTGGTGGAGACGATGAGTACAATGGCTCATGGGTTGTTGTCACAGATGCTACAGACAACACTGTAAACATTAGAAGAATAACTGACTATGCTTCTAGCACTAGCACAATCACAGTATCACCTGCACTTAGTTTTAACGTTGCTACTGGAGATGCTTACGAAATATATGACAACGATTTACCACCTGCAAGAATACACGATTTTATAAACAGGGCTATATCTGGGATTACAAGAAAAGGTGCCCCACAGACTACTGACTTTAGTTTACATTCATCATCTGAAGTATATGCTTACTCATTACCATCAGATTTGATTGGACTGCAGAAAGTAGAATACAGAAAAAAATACTTTGGTAAATCATTACTTACTTGTGATGCTGTCTTTGATGAAGTAACAACTGGTGTTTCAAGCGTTGTAGTAGATGAAGAAGACCACAGAGAAGGTCAAGCTGCAAACAAGATGGTTATACCTTCTTCTACTGGTACAAATGCAATATTAATATCTGACTCAATAACATCTACAAACATATCAGGTTATACTCATTTAGAATTTTTTATAAAAACAAACGTTGCTCTTACAGCAGGTCAATTTGCAGTAAGGCTATCTGCAGTAGCAAACAATGCTACAAGTGGTGTCTATGAAGACGTAGCAGTGCCTGCAACATCAGCAGACACATGGACTCATCACAGAATAGCTTTGAGTAGTGCAGAGAACCTAACGGCTATAATATCTGTTGGTTTGATACAAGTAGCAGACATTGGTGCAGCAACTGTATCAATAGATGATATTAAGGTATCAAGAGACTACGGTGCAGCATACGAAGAAATACACAGAAACTTTTACACAATAGACAGAGCAAACAGAAGATTAGTGTTTGATGAGAACGCTAGAGCAGTTGTAAGAAACTCTTTGCTCAAACTTACAGGAGTAAAAAAACCTACACTGCTTACATCTGACACAACAAGTTGTGATGTAGAGCCAGAGTTTATTATCCAAAAGGCATCATCAATGGCGTTGCTTGCTAGGTCTGACAGGTCTGCTGAAAGAAGAGAAGCAGCACAATTAGATAGTGAAAGAATGAATTTACAAGCAGAGCAAACGTTAGCAAGGAGTCAAACTCCACAGAGGTGTGTTTGGATTGATTGATGGCAACAAGAGTAGTAGATGAAAATGAAATAATATTAAATGGTGTTTACTACCGTGTGTCTAATCCTGTAAGAAGATTTATTACAAGTCAGTTTCCCGGCAAGATTACTCTTGGTGATTACAACCTAGAGTCAAACCCTATTACATCTACGTTTGTATCTAGTGACCACAGAGGTGGCATAGGTATAGAACGTATGGACCCATCAAAGGACTTAGATAGAGTCTGGTGGTCTACTGGTCAACTAAGACATAAAGACCACTTTGTTTTACCGAAGCTAGCAGTTGCTAGTGGTAGCGACCCTGACACAACCTTAGAGCAATTCTTAACCTTTAAAGGCGTGCTGTATGCAGCAGGAGGAGGATTCCTGCATACATACAACACAAACGACACTTGGACAACATTAACTGTATCAACAACAATGCCAATAAATAATTCAACAGATGCTGGAGTTGGAATGGTAAATGATGTGCCAACAGCAGTTTTTGCTAATGAAGAAGGTGTTTACTTTAGCACAACAGGAGAAAGTTGGTCTGCAAATTCTACGCAAAGTACACCATTTATAGCTTTTTTTAAAGACCAAATATATGCAATAGATAG